AACCCAACCGTTGCAGAAGTATCAAGTGCTATGAAACGTGGCGACTTAAATGAAATGTCATTTGCTTTTGCAGCTATTAAAGACAATTTTGATAATAATGGTGAAAATAGAGAAGTAAACGAAGCACGATTATTTGACGTATCAGTTGTAACATATCCAGCTAATCCGTGGGCAGGTGCAAAACTTCGTGGCATAGATATAGAGAACTTGCACAAAGAATTAGTTGAAGCAAGAAGTGGCGAACAAGCAACTGAAATATTAGAAAGTTTTATTAACCAAGTCGCAGATAGTGATAACGTTGATAAAAAGCGAAGCAATCCTAAAGTGGATTTATTAAAAATGAAACTTGAAAGGGACGGTATTCGCTAAAGACGTATAGCCGTGGTTATAGCCGTGTATCACACTTGACTACCACACTCTACGCAGAAGTATAAGAAAATAACAACAAGGAAATTAAATTGAAAAAATTAATTGAAGCTAGAGAAGCTAAAGTAGCTGAACTTGACGGTCTTGTTTCAGAACTTGATGAAATGGAAGCTGGGGAAGAATTTGACGGCAAATTTGCTAGATCAAACGAACTTCACGCTGAAATCAAAGATATGAACGAAAAGATTGAAGAAGCAAGAGAAGCAGCTGAAACTTTGAAAGCAGTTAAAGAAAGCAGAAATGCACTTGGTGTTGAGGACGAAGACTTAGGCGATAAAGAAGCTGTTGTAGAAGTGAACGAGCCAGATTTATATAGAAACGGTGGGGATCACTCTTTCATATCTGACGCTTGGGCAGCTAGAAGTGGCGACTTTAAAGCACAAGAAAGACTTAACAAGCACCAAGATTTTGAAGCTAGAGATGTTGGAACTGGTGCTTTTACAGGATTAGTTGTACCTCAATACTTAGTAGATGAGTACGCACCTATCGCAAGAGCAGGTTCACCATTTTATAACGCTGTTCCTAAAAAGGACTTACCAGCGTTCGGTAACAAAATTGAAATATCCAGAATAACAACTGGATCAGCAGCAGCAGAACAAGCTAGTGAAAACTCAGCTGTTCAAGAAACAAATATGGACGACACCTTATTAACAGTTAATGTTGATACTATTGCAGGTCAACAAGACGTTTCAAGACAAGCACTTGAAAGAGGTGGACAACCGGGTTTCTCATTGGAAAACATTATTTTCCAAGACTTAGTTGCAGCTTATTACACAAAACTAGATAACCTTATGATTAACGGTTCTGGAAGTTCCGGGCAACCAAAAGGTATATCACAAGTTTCTGGTATTAATACAACAACTTATACAGACGCAAGTCCAACAGTTGCTGAATTATATCCAAAACTTGCAGACGCAGTACAGGAAATCAATTCAAATAGATTTGCACCAGCTACTGCAATCCTTATGCACCCAAGACGTTGGGGTTTCTTAACAGCAGGTGTGGACAGTTCAAACCGTCCATTAGTATTACCAGCTGGTAACAACCCAGACAACGCAGCAGGTGTTGGGGAAGCAGCAGCTTATGGTCAAGTTGTAGGTAGTGTTCTAGGATTACCAGTAATCACAGACGCTAACATTAGAACTGATTTAGGCGCTGGTACTGAAGACGCTATTTATATAGCAAAAGTTGATGATCACATTATGTTTGAAGATAATTTGTTCCAACTTAAATTTGAAGAAACAAACGCAGGTAGCTTAACAACTAAAATGGTTGTTTATGGTTACGTTGCTTTTGCTTCTGGACGTTATCCAAAAGGTATCTCAGCAATAACCGGAACAGGTCTTATTGCACCTACCTTTTAAATAAATTATGGTTATGGTGTGTTGGGCAACTAACACACCAGACCATTTAGGAAAGTATTATGGCAAAAGATAAAGAATTAATAGAAGCATTAAAAAAAGAATTAAAGCATTACGAAGTCTATGGAAAGGCAAAACGTGCTGAAGAAGTTAAAAAAGCAATTAAAGCAGCTGGTGGAAAAGTTGAAACTAAAACTGCAAAACCTAAAGCTGAAAAAAAAGTAGAGAAGAAAAAGTAACAATGCCAAAAGGTAAAGGTTACGGTAAAAAAATGAAAGGTGGCAAAGGTAAAAGCCGGAAGAAAGGTAGATAATATCTTATGGCAATTACTAATGGCTACTGTACTCAGAACGAATTAAAAACGTTTGTCGGAATACCAACAAGCGATACGGCAGATGATACTTTAATTGATGACGCAGTAAATGCAGCTTCGCGACAAATAGACGCATTTTGTGGCAGACAGTTTTACGCAGATGGATCTACATCTGCACGAAAGTTTTTTACAAATGATTTATACAGATTACGTGTAGATGACATTTCAACAACCACCGGGTTAGTTGTTAAGTATGATGATGATGATGATGGTACATACGAAAAAACAGTATCAAGTTCTGATTATCAAGTATTACCAATCAATGGTGTTGTAGGTGGAATACAAGGTAATCCATTTTATATAATAGAATTAATTAGTGATGGCAACCACGAGTGGCCACTAGATTTTTCAAGTAACCGACCACGTGCAGAAATAACTGCAAAATGGGGTTATGAAAGTGTCCCAGCACAGATCAAACAAGCTACATTAATGTTAGCTAGTGAACTATTTGCTATGCGAAACGCACCACTAGGAGTTGCTGGTGTTGGTGATTTTGGCGTAGTCAATATTCAACAAAACAGGGAAATAACACGATTAATAGCACCATTTCGTAAAGGCACAGTTCTAGGTGTTTCTTAATGGCTACACTTGCCGAGATTAGAGACGGTTTAAAAACAACTGTTGGCAACATAAGTGGACTTCGTTGTTACGATACAGTCCCAGATAATGCAATAAACTTCCCGGTTGCTATCTTTATACCAACAGAAATAGAGTTTGATTTAGCTATGCAAAGGGGAACTGATCTATATACATTTGATATGTTAATTGCTGTACAACGTGCAGATAGTAGAACAGCACAAGATAAACTAGACGCTTTTATTACAGGAAGTGGCTCATCAAGCGTAAGACAAGTTATATTTAATAATAGAACTTTAGGACTTAGCGATACAGACGCAAGAGTTGTAAACGTGAGCAACTACGCAGCAGACGTTAATTTAAACGGCATAGATGGTGTAGGTGCTAACTTAACAATAGAGGTTTATACGAAAGGAAGTAGTTAATGGATTGTTGTGGATCTTGTCCCGGTAATTGTAAAGGTGGTCAATAATGGCTAAATATAAAATAATAGGTAATAAAAAGGTTATGGACAAAGTAAAAGGTCAAACTATAACTATTGATGACGAAGATGTGGCTAAGTCATTAATGAAAGGTGGACACATAGAACCCACTACTATTAAAAAAAGACGTGCTAGAAAAAAAGACGGCACTTTTGTAAAAGATGATAAAAGCACACCAAATGTTAACGAAGCGTGGGAAGAAGTAGATGGCTAAATTTGTATTTAATGACGGTAAAGTATTTAGTGGTGGCTACGATTTATCAGATAACATCACAAGCGTAAATCTAGAGATTAACGCTGAAGAATTAGACGCTACAACCATAAATAGTGGTGGCTTTAGATCTAAACTAGGTGGACTTAAAGATAGTACATTACAACTAGACGGTTTTTATGAAGCTGGGGCAAATAAACCAGACGCTTTACTTGGTGCTTCAGTAGGTAACGAATTATTAGTTACAACAGTTCCAGACGCAGGTGTAGGCAATACTGCTTACTTTACAAAGTCAAGATTATTTAGTTATCAAATGTTTGGTACAGTTGGCGAGATAGCACCATTTAGTATTTCAAAATCTCAATCAAGCGATGTTGTAGTACAAGGTAAAGTTCAAGTAGATGGTAATTTAACTGCAACTGGTAACTCTACTGGGGTACAATTAGGTGCAGTTGGTTCAACAGAAAAATGTTATGTAGGCATACATTGTTACGGTGTAAGTGGTACTTCAACACCAACAGTAACTTTTAAATTGCAATCAGATGATAATTCAAGTTTTACAAGTCCAACAGATAGAATTACTTTTACAGGAATTACAGCAATAGGTTCAGACTTTCAAAGTGTTGCAGGTGCAATAACAGATCAGTATTGGCGACTAAACTACACAATATCTGGAACTAATCCAAGTTTTTCTATACACGCAACAATCGGCATAGAATAACACACACAACTTAACTTCTTTACTAAACTATAAAATTAAGTTTGAAAGGAGTTTACATTGGCAAAATTTGTTTTAACAGACGCTAGTGTTACCTTGAACAGCGTTGATCTATCAGACCACGTTTCAAGTGTTACATTAGATATTACAGCTGATGAAATCGTTACAACAGCTATGGGTGATACATTTCAATCCAGAACTGGTGGTTTAAAGGACGGAACACTATCTATTGAGTTCCAACAGGATTTCGCAGCTTCAGAAGTGGACGCTACATTGTTCCCATTACTTGGATCTACAACAGCATTTGTTGTAAAACCAACAAGTAGTGCAGTTAGTTCAACTAACCCAAGCTATTCTGGAAATGTGCTTGTAAATCAACACATACCAGTAGCTAACGCAGTTGGTGAACTTGCTACAATGTCCGTTGCGTTCCCAACTTCTGGAACAATTACTAGGGCGACTTCGTAATGGGTAATATGGTCGTCATAATGGCAGACGGCACGAAGTACGAAGTAAATATTAAACCAGCTGATATTGTAAAGTTTGAACGCAAATTTAATATACCAATATCCAAGCTAAATGAAGAACAACGCTATGAGTGGTTGTTGTATTTGGCTTGGCTTGGTGCAAAAAGAAATGGCGTTACAGAAGATTACGATACTTGGATTGGTTTAGTAGAAGAACTAGACATTACTGGATCAAGTGATAATTTAAAAGCGTAACAGGGTTTATTGACTTAATTGCTGCAATAGCAATAGAAACAGGAATAAATCCACAAGAAATAGAAGAACTTGATATGGAAATGTTTGACGCATTAGTAAGGGTTATAAACAAGAAATACGATAAGTGATATGGCAAGAACAGTAAAGAAAACCGATTTAGCAATAGACAACAGCGAAGTTAGGGAAATTGTTAAGGAATTAAAACAGTATGGTAAAAAAGATGTTCTTAAAACATTATCAAAGTTTCATAGAGAAATAGCTAAAGAACAACTAAAAGATAGCCGTGTTTTAGCACGTAGGCAACCAGTACCAAAAGCTAGTAAGTCAGCTATGGGTTTTACAGCAAGTGGAACACGAACTGAAGCAAAGATAAACATTAAATCAAATGATAGATACCCAACTTCTTTATCAATGGAATTTGGTCGTAGGTTTCAATATGTACCAGTTAAAGGTAGTTCAAAACCACGTGCAATTACACAATCAGAAGTAGGTAGGTTACCACACTCAAGACCGGGTGCTAAGTTTCCATATAGAAAATGGATTGGTGGCCCGAAAAGTAGAGGTGATAGTACATTTACTAAGTTCGGTAAAGAGGGCTATGTTGTAGGTAGAACGATAAGTAGAAACCAAAAACAAATACTAGAAACATATAACGACAAAATGTATGACGCATTAGTAAAGGCGATTAAATAATGGCATTTGAGAAAAAAGTATCAATAGCAATAGTAGGTAAAACAGATCAGTTTGTTAAATCATTAACAAAAGGACAAAAAGCATTACAAGGGTTAGGAAGTGCTGCAAGTAAGATTGGTAAAGCAGCTGCATTTGGATTAGGTGCTATTGGTGTTGCAGCAGGAACTGTTGGCAAAGAAATGGTTGATTTGGCTTCAGAAGCTAAAGAAGCTGAAGCAGCGTTTCAAGCTACATTTGGTGAAGCAATACCAGAGTTCGGTACATTTATTGAAGACTTTAGTAAAAAAGCTGGATTAGCTGAATTTGAATTACAAGATCTACTTAAAACAACAGGTATGGTTCTGCAAGGTATTGATATGTCAGCAGAAGCTAGTGTTAATTTCTCAAAGGACTTATCTGTATTAGCAGGTGATGTAGCAGCATTTAACAACGTACAAGGTGGAACACAACCAGTTCTTGAAGCTATGACTAAAGCGTTATTAGGTGAACGTGAAAGTCTTAAAACCTATGGTATTGCTATAAGCGAAGCAGAAGTACAAACACAGGCATTTGCTATGACCGGGAAAACTGCTGCTAGTGAATTAACAAAACAAGAGAAAGCACAAGCAACATTAGAACTGATTACAAGAAAATCAGCAGTTACACAAGGTTACTTAAATGCAGAACAAGAAAGTTTTGCTACTAAATCTAAACAAGCACAAGCAAAGATAAAAGAATTAAAAGCAACACTTGGTGCAGAACTTTTACCTATTGTTGAACAGTTGCTACCAGTAATTATTGATGTAGTACAAGAAATCGGCCCGTCATTAATTTCTGCAATAAAAACAGTTGCACCATTTGTAAGTGCTATTGGGCAGTTGTTTGCTGATTTAGCACCACCAATAATTGCAATCATAACGTTATTACTTAACTTACTAGCACCAGCATTTAGAAAGTTTACAGAAATAGTTAATAAATATATTGCACCATTTTTAACTAACCTACCAAAGAATTTTGAAAATATGATTAATAGGATTATTGACAGCTTAAATAAATTTATTAGAACCATAAACGGATTTGCAAGTAAAGTTGGTGGAATACTTGGCAAGATTGGTATAAACATAGATTTACCTAAATTAAAAGAATTTGAACGTGTATCGTTTGGTTTTGCAGATAATCAAGTTAAATCAGTTGTTTCGCAAGAAACAGTAGATCCAACAGAAACATTAGCAACACTTACAGCAAGTCAACAACAAGCACAAGCAGGACTTAATCAAGCAGTTGGTGCAGGTTTAACAGTAAACTTTAATAGCCAAGTAAGCAATCCAGATGAAGTTGTAAATGCTTTAAATACTTATACAAAAAATAACGGGCCATTAAATAGGGTAATTACAATAATCTAATGGCACAACCAACTGTTCGTGTTCGTATAGGTTTTACACAAAACACTTTTACATTAGATGACTTAGTTCGTGGTGTTTTAGATAGTGCTGAACTAGGTGGTGCAACACCACTTACAGATGTAACAAGTGATGTACAAAGCATAAGCATTAGCCGTGGTAGATCAAGGGATTTAGATACATTTAGAACTGGTAACTGTTCAGTACGACTATTAAATAATGCACGTAAATACGAAAATACCAATACATCAAGTCCATATTCACCGGGTATTGAACCAATGATTGCTATACACGTGGACGCAACAACAGACGGTGGCAGTAATTACAAAGATTTATTTGTAGGATTTGTAACAGATGTAAACCTAAGTTATCCAGATAAATCAAACTCTTTTGCTGATTTTGTAGCAAGTGATGGATTTATGAAGTTAGCAAACACTAGCTTGATAAATGCTTCATTTAGTAGCACAGATAGTGGTACATTAGTAAGTAACGTATTAGACAATGCTAACGTTAAGTTCGGTGCAGATAGGGATATTGAAACAGGTATATCTACAATGCAATCATTAAGTGGACTTAGTGAAAACAC